AGATTCTGCACGTTTCAAATCTAAAGTACTTGGTGAGTTCCCTGATGAAGCAGATAACACGTTTTTCTCACAGACAGCTATTGATAAAGTTGTTGATTTAGATTTACCTGACGATTATGCTATTCCTGCAGTGTTGGGTGTGGACTTGGCGCGTTTTGGTGAAGACGATTCTGTTGCTTACATTAACCGTGGTGGTCGTTGTCGTAGGTTAGAGACGTGGACTAAAGCTACAGCTATTGAGAGTGCTAACCGTATTCACCAACTTGCTTTAGAAACTGGTGCTTCTGAGGTTCGTATTGACGCTTCAGGTTTGGGTGGTCCTGTTGTAGATTATGTTGCTAACATTTGTGAAGATAAGTATACGGTTATTTCTATGTTAGGTTCTGCAGCAAGCCCAGATAATACGCGCTGGCTAAACGCTCGTGCATTCAACTTTGATTCTTTGCGTGAACAAATGTTGAATAGCAAAATTGACCTTGACCCTGATGACAAAGTGCTTCTTGATGAGATTATGATGATTCAGTATAAGTTTAGTTCTAAAGGTGCTATTCAGATTGAATCAAAAGATGATATGCGCTCCAGGGGCGTAAAGTCTCCTGACAGTTTGGATGCTTTAGTTTATGCTGCTGCTGATTTGTCACACATTCTTGGTTCACCTTTTGGTGATAAAAAACCGGGTGATTTGGTTACTTTAGATTCTAGTTTTGTTGACAACTATCACCCTTTTTATAGTTCTTGGACTTGGTGACCCTATTCTATAAGTGTGGTAGAATAGTTTTTATACTTATTTAGGAGTTTTTTTAATGGTTTTTGATGAAAATGATAACGTTTCTGAACTTTCTGAACGACTTTACGCTAGTGTTAGTGAAAACGAGTTTTTGAAAGAATCTTACGCTTCAATGGCTCAAGCATTACTTGAACTTGATGATAAAGGTTGGGCACCGTTAAATGCTGCTACAGAAGCTGACAGGTTTACTTTGCAACATTTGCAAGGTGCTGCACGTCATATTCGTGAAGTTTCTGAAGGTAATGCACTACTAAAACGTGGTTCTGGTCTTAGAAGTAGTTACATTTTTGGTCGTGGCGTTTCGTTTAGTGAACAACCTCCACGAATAACTAAACTAATGTTGGATGCACAAAATCAGGATGTTTTGTTTTCTCCTGAAGCACAAGTTATTAATGAGCGCAGCCATTTTACTGATGGACAGTTTTTTGTACTTGGTAACGTAGTTACCAAGAAGTTTCAACGAATTCCTTTCACCGAAATTAGTGGTGTTGTTACAGACCCTGACGATTCTGAGACTATCCGTTACTACCGCCGCACATGGTCGCGTATTACACAAGATTTGAAAACAAATTCTATGTCAACCCAGTTGATGAACGTTTGGTATCCTACAGACACTTATGAACCTGTTGGTAACCGTTTTGCTACCACTATTCAAGGTCAACCTGTTGATGTTAAAAGCCGTATGTTTGCTAGTCGTGTAAACCGTAGAGCAGGACATATTTGGGGTATTCCTGACGCTTTCCCTGCTGTTGCTTGGGCTTACGCTTATAACGAGTATCTGAAAGATGGTTCTCGCATGTTGAAAGCTTTGAGCATGTTTGCTTGGCAGTTGAAATCTAAAACTAAAGCTGGTGGCACTAATGCGGCTGCTGCTATTGCTACTGCTGGTAAAGTTGGTTCAACAGCTGTTATGGGTAACGATATGGAACTTAGTTCTATGCCACGAGCTAACAGCATTGACCTAACAAACGGTAGACCTCTTGGGTCTATGGTTGCTAGTGCTTTAGAAGTTTCTGTTGTTGCGTTGCTTAGTGACCCGGGTAGTTCTGGTGCTTACGGTACTGCACAAACCCTTGACGTACCTACTGTGAAAGCTATGGAAGCTCGCCAATCTGTTTGGACCCAATTTTATTTTCGTATCATGAAGTTTATGGGTGCAAAAGTTGAGCAACTAGAAATCAACTGGCCTAAGATTGAAACTGAACCAAGTCAGCGTATGATGCAAGCACTTGCTCTTGCTAAAGAAACTAACGCTATTTGGGATGATGAATACCGTAACGCTGTTATTGAAACTCTTGACATTGGTAAACTACATGACACTAACCCTCCTGTGCAGCAACCACCAGTAATACCAAATCCTAACAAACAACCACCAGCAAACAACAAATCAGCTATCCCTTCACAAGGTAACTCTGGTGCGGTTGGTTCTATGCAAGCAAACGGTAACGACCAACGCCCAGCAGATAATAAACCTACCGCATAGTAGTATGCTATAATGGTGTTTAGTAAATAACCTTTATTGGAGAAAATATGACTTTTGAACTTAAAGAAAGTTCACCAGCCGCTAAACTTAGCGTTTCTGGCAGTAAATGGAGAGCCAAAATTATTGAATCTGGCTGGGGTTCTTCAGGTTATTATTCAGAATCTATGCTTGCAGAGTATGGTCCTAAAGTTTTTTCTGCTGGAACAAAAATCTTTATGAACCACCCGAGTTCAACAGAATCCGCTGACCGACCAGAACGTGACGTTCACCAACTTGCAGGTAAACTAACCTCTGATGCTGTGTTCACTGAAGGCGGTTTGCAAGCAGATATCGAATTTTATTCCCACTATGCCCCTATTATTAAGGAAATGGCTGGGGATGTAGGTTTGTCAATCCACGCACTAGGTGAAGCTAGTGTTGGGGAGGCAGAGGGTCGCCAAGGCCCCATCATCGAGAAGCTAGTGGCAGACCCACTAACAAGTGTAGATGTTGTAACGGTAGCTGGTGCGGGTGGCAAATTTTTGAACCTGCTTGAAAGCTATACCAGAAAAGATGCTGATGCTAATCCGGTATCAGAATCAATATCGGAAGGAAATGGAATGTCCATTACTAAGGAAGAATTTGATGCAGCTATTGCTGGTATCAAAGAAGCCTTCGTTGAGGCAATCAAGCCTGTAGTTGAGTCAGTTTCGGTTCTGGCAGAAGCAGCAAAGCCTGTTGAAGGCGAAGCCGCACCTGTTGTTGAAGCTGCAGACCCAGTTGAGATTGCAACGAAGTTTAACGAATCAGGTTTGCCTAAAGTATCTCTTCAGCGTATTGCTGAAGCTATGAAGGCTGATGCTGAGAAGCCAGTAGATGAACTTATTGCTGCAGAAAAGGCTTATGTTGCCGCTGTTGCAGAGTCTGCTACTGCAAACACTGACGGTGTTGGTGTTATTCACGAAGCTAAAGCTTCAACCACCCTGCTTGATGAGTTCGAGGCTATCGTGTCTCGCCACAAAGCGTAATAAGAAAGGCAAATCATGGCTGCAAATGAAGTCTATGAAGATGGCGACTCGCTCGTTCTTCCAGTAGCAAACACCGTAGTTTCAGGTCAAGCTGTTATCGTTGGAGGTCTTTACGGCGTAGCCCTTAAAGATGCTTATGCTGGCGAAGATGGCAACTACTACACCACTGTGAAGTTCTGTGGCGTTTTCCGCCTCAGCTTTACCGGCACTCTAACTGTTGGTCAACCAGTTTACATCACCTCTGCAGGTGCTCTAACTGCTACTGCTACCAGTAACACACTATTTGGTCACTCAATCAAGCCTAAGACCGCATCTGGTGCGGGCGATGCTTGGATTCGCATCTTCGGTTGCTAAGAAAGGTATAGAAGAATATGACTATTTCACAACGTCAGCTTGAAGCTGCAAAACTTTGGGATGGTGCTCTACGCGGTGACCGCATGGACCAGCTTAAAGTTAAAGAAGGCATTTCAACTTCGGACTTCCCAGTCCAGATTCAGCCTTACCTTAACCGTATTTTGCTTGAGCAGTATGCTGCTCTACCAAAAGTTTGGGATACTTTTGCAACTAAACTAACTTTGGATGACTTCCGCCCTCAGAAGTATTTCCAGTTCAAGTTTAACCAGAACAACATCCCTGACTCTAATGGTGGCGATGCTTTCATTGATGGTTCACTACCAACTGTTGGCGAGTATGACGAATACCCTAGCCTACACTTTGAAGCAACTGAACAGCAGGTTACGCTTAAAAAGTCTGGTGAACGTATCCGTTTCAGCTGGGAAGCTATTGTTAACGACAACAACTTTGGTGTTTTGGAGCGTCTACCTCTAGAGCTTGCTCTACACGCTGCAGGTCTTGAAGACCGTGAAGCAACTAAGCAGCTTGTTTCAGCTTCAGGTCTAAACACTGCAAACTTTAACACCACTAACCAGAACCTAGGTTCGGTTGCTAACGGTGCTGGTTTGAACCCTGTGCTTAGCATCACTTCGTTGCAGAACGCTATGAACGCTATCAACCAGCAGACTTACAACGGTCGCCCAATCACCCCTATTCAGCGTTGGACTCTTGTAGTTTCACCTGCTCTAGAGATGACTGCTCGTAACATTTTGTCGGTTACTGAACTTCGCACCACTGTTGGTTCAGACCTACAGATTCACGGTAACCCTGTTGCTGGTCGTGTAGATGTTGTTGTAAACCAGTGGTTGACTCGTATCAACAGTGGTGCAGCAAACTACTGGTTCCTAATCCCTGCTCCTGCAAACTCACTCAACCCTAGCGTTGTTCTTTCATTCCTTCGCGGTTATGAAGTTCCTGAGCTTCGTGTTAAGAGTGAAGGTGGCTTGTTGCTTGGTGGTAGCGAAGCTCCAATCCGTGATGGTTCGTTCGATAACGATGACTTCCAGATGCGTATTCGTCACTTGGCTACTGGTGGTTTCCTAGTTCCCGCAGGCACTTTTGCTTCAACTGGTGCAGGAGCTTAGTCTCTAACTAAAAGTTTAACCCCTCACAGGTATGTTCTGTGGGGGGTTTTCTTTTGTCTGAAAAAGTATGCTATAATGTAAGACCCTAACAAAGATAAACAAAGGAGAACATATTTTTTCATTTAAACTAACAGAAGATTTTGTTAACAGTTACCGTAGTAAAAAACCACCATTTGGATATGAGGATGTAGCTGGAAATTCAGTAGGTCATATTACCTTTTTACGCACCTATAGCCGTAAAAAAGAAGATGGCACTAAAGAAACTTGGGCTGAAGTTTGTGAACGTGTCATCAACGGCATGTATTCGCTACAGAAAGACCACTGTAAAGCTTCTAAACTGCCTTGGAGTGATTCTAAAGCTCAAGCATCAGCTAAAGAAGCTTTTGACCGCCTATTTACCCTCAAATGGACTCCTCCGGGTCGTGGTTTGTGGGTTATGGGTACACCTATTGTTAACGAGAAACGAAACTCTGCAGCACTACAAAACTGTGGTTTTGTTTCTACCGATAAAATGTCTAAAACTAACCCGGGTAAACCTTTTGGTTGGTTGATGGAAGCTTCAATGCTTGGTGTTGGTATTGGTTTTGATGATAAAGGTGCTGACAAAAACTTTGAAATCTTTGAACCAACTGGTTATAGCGAATATGTTATTCCTGATACTCGTGAAGGTTGGATGGAGTCAACTGTTGCACTAATCAACTCTTATTTGAAACCAGACCAACCTATTTGGGAGTTTAATTATGACCAGATTCGCCCTTACGGTACACCTATTAAAGGTTTTGGTGGAACAGCTTCAGGCAGTGACCCGTTGTTTAAGTTGCATGGTGCTATTCGTAACCTTTTCTGTAACCGTAAAGGTCAGCAACTAACGCGTAAAGATATTGCTGATATTGGTAACCTTATCGGTGTTTGTGTTGTTTCAGGTAACGTTCGCCGTAGTGCAGAACTTCTTATTGGTCGTATTGATGATGAAGATTTTTTGAACCTTAAAAATCCTGAGCGTTTCCCTGAGCGTAACTCTTATGATGAAGAAGCTCCCGGTTGGGCTTGGATGAGTAACAACTCTGTTGAAGTAAGTGTAGGCACAGACTTTAGCCCTATCGTTGATGGTATTGTGCGTAACGGTGAACCGGGTGTTATTTGGATGGATACTACACGAGCTTATGGTCGTCTAGCTGACCCAATTAATAATAAAGATTGGCGAGCTGTAGGTTACAACCCATGTGCCGAGCAAAGTCTCGAGTCGTATGAAATGTGTACTTTGGTTGAAACTTATTTGAACCGTCACGATTCACTAGAGGACTTCAAGCGCACTCTAAAGTTTGCTTATCTCTACGCCAAGACTGTGACTTTGCTTCCTACGCATTGGGAAGAAACTAATGCTATTATGCAACGTAACCGCCGTATTGGAACATCTATTTCTGGTATTGCAAACTTTGCTGACGCACAAGGCTTGCCTATTCTACGTCAGTGGATGGATGAAGGTTATGCTACTGTGAAATCTTATGACCAAAGTTATTCTGAATGGCTTGGTATTCGTGAAAGTATTAAAACCACAACAGTTAAACCTTCTGGCACTGTGAGTATTTTGGCTGGTGAATCACCAGGTGTTCACTGGACTCCGGGTGGTGAATACTTTTTGCGAGCTATCCGTTTTGGTAACTCTGACCCAATGTTGCCTTTGTTTAAAATGGCTAACTATACGGTTGAACCAGCTTCTGAAGACCCTATAGGTACTTCTGTAGTGTTTTTCCCTGTGAAATCTGGTGCTAAACGTGCTGAAAAAGATGTTAGTATTTTTGAGAAAGTTGCTTTAGCGGCAACTGCTCAACGTTACTGGTCTGATAATTCGGTGTCTGTAACTGTTTCTTTTGATGCTGTTCAAGAAGCTAATTCGGTTGAAACTGTTTTGCACATGTATGATGGTCAGCTAAAAACTGTTTCGTTTCTACCAATGGGTAATGCTGTATATCCACAGATGCCTTACCAGCAGATTAGTAAAGAACAATATGAGGAATATGCTTTGAAGTTGTTCCCTATTGATTTTTCTGGTGTTTATGCTGGCATGGCTGCTGATGGTATTGGTGAGAATTACTGTGTCACAGACGCATGTGAGATTAAACTGATTGTGGAGAATCAGAAGTAAGGTATAATAGTAACGTGCGGTTACCTCCTTTCCGCTAGTATGGGACCCCCTGTTGAG